CGGTAACAAATACAGAATATCCGTCGTAATATGAATGGCATTCCTTTGGCTCCTGATGAAAATTCTCCGACACAACGACGCGTTCCAGAGCCTACGTTTACTCCTATCCCAGTTCAAAGGGACAGCAACTTACAGCAACCAGTAACACAACCTGTGCAAGCATCAATCTTTCCTACGTTTACCCAGGCTCGTGCACCTGGGCCAGTGGATCCTGCATTGTTAGGTGATAACCCGGTAACCGCTGCGCTTAATGCACAGATTGCGAACCGTCGTGGGTAATATCTGGATCTTCTTCAACAGTCATAGTCACACCGACACCGCCAAATAGTTTGACCATCTCGTCACATAGGTGCTCGGCATCGTCCATGATCTCGTCGTCACCTGTGTTGGCAGCAAGATTCAACGTCATGCCCACAAGTTCCATGAGATGTTTGACCTGCATTGGATGCATGTCCACAAGACCTACTGTTTTCATCTTTTCTGGTTTCATTCGATTTCTCCCCAATTATCTTTGAGTTCATCGTCTACTTTAGAGGGGACTCTCAAGACATCCGACAACCCATTTTCCATTATGTGCTTGATGTTGTGCGCTTGGTCGTCGCCCTCTACTGAGAAGCATAACTCATCGTGCACCGTAAGCATAGGAAAAAGTCCTTCTTTGTAGCAATCTGCCATAGCTTTTTTCGTTTGATCCGCAGCTGAACCTTGGATCAATTTGTTTAACGCCTTGTAAGTAAAGGCTCTTCTTAAAGGTTGACCATATGTTTTCATGGCTTCTTCGTATGGTAGCGGTTTCTTGTATCCAAAGGATCGAGGCTCCCACAAATGGAAGCGACACCGTCTACCCAACAGGGTTCTGATCTGTCCTGTTTTCTCTGCTTGCATTGACGCTAGTTCTGCAAGGTTCTTAACAAAAGGAACTTTCTCTCGGTGTGTCTCCAACAGTTCCCCTGCTTCGTCCGTAGGAATGTCCAGTTGCGCTGCTAGTTTACCTTTGCCCATTCCGTACATGATACCCAGGTTTACCACTTTGGCTTCCTTACGGCTTATTCCTGCGAGGTCAGCCACCATCTGGTGTAGATCAACATCACCTGTGTGGTACTCCTCCACAATCTTATCGACAATCTGGTGCTTGTAGTCACCCTTCAGACTTGCTGCAAAGTGCACCAGTAACCTTGGTTCTTGGCTTGAGTAGTCAAACGATCCCCACTTGCACCCTTGCTCTGGTATAAACAAACCACGGATCAGCTTCTTGATCTCTGGATCTCGTGCCGGAATCTGCTGAAGGTTTGGGTTTGAACTGGAAAACCTACCTGTTACAGTGCCTCCGTCATCAGAACGTAGCTGATGGAACTCGCAGTGGATCCGACCATTGTGCTCGTGCTTTAGGATGGAGTCGATAAAACTACTGTCTGCTTTATCGAACTCGCGCAGCTTCACAATCATCTGTGCCACAGGGTGGTCATGTGCAGATAACCATTGCTTGGTAAACGACGGCACACCACCGCTCTTGCGGAACATATCGTCTTGCTGATCCTCACTTGTAGGATACGATACGCCCAGTTCATCAAACACCATAGCCACAGAAGACGCAGCCCACGGTTCAACCTTGACGTTAGTCTGGCGGTATATCTCGTCCTTCAGTTCTTGGCTCTTGGTTTTGAAAAACTTCTTGGCTTGTTCTGCTTTGTCCAGATCCACACGCACACCTAGCTGACGCATGTCACACATCATAGGTATCAGGCTAGTCTCCAGATTCCAGATGTTCCATAGGTCTTGCTTCTCCAACTCTATCTTCAGTCGCTCCCACAAACGCAGGGTCATGCCTGCATCCTGCTCGGCGTACCGTCCGACAAACTGAGGAGGCAACCTGTACATCTCAGCTTTGGGATCAAAGCCCCACTCCGCTGCGGCTACACGTAGGAGTTTCTCATCCTTGCGTTCATCGAGGTAATCACGACCAAGGTTGTTGAGGCTGTAAGACCAACGGTTCTCGTCCACCACGGCACCAGTAATCATCGTATCGATGATCCGACCCTGTACTTCTACACCTTCGGCACGTAGCCAACCCAGATCATAGGTGGCGTTGTGCATGATCTTGTCTATGTGTGGTGTTGCCATCTGTTTCTTGAGCCACTTGAGCGCGATCCTCGCATCCATGTTGTGACCGTTCTCGTGACGGATGGGATAGTATCCTTCCCAGTCTCCGGCAGCTACAGCTATGCCTACGATGTACCCATCCTTACGCACCCATCCAGGGCCAAGCGTAGTCAGGTTGGGATCACATGTCTCAAGGTCAATGGCGATCTGCTTGTAACCTGTCAGGTCTGGAAACTCTGATGGGATGTTCCAAGCGAGTTCTTTTCCTTGATTCATCTGAGCGGCAATGACACTGTCTTTATCAAGCCCTTTATTTTTCATCTTCGAACTCAGCCCCCAATGCGCTGTAACCACACTTGTCGATCCACGAATCCTTGTGGTCGATGGTCTCCAACAGACGGCAAGTCTTTACCCAGTCCATCATCAACGCAACATGCTTGGCTGTTATTCTTCCGTGTGTGCTCAATGCATCTTGAACAATCACATTCCAACCAGTGGCTATCCTATCGAAGTTATCTTTTGCATCACCATAGTCCTTGGCTCTGCTACCATTGATCAGCTTCTTGGCTGTATCTAAATATTCATCTCTTTTCATATGTCATACCTGTATGATTTGTCGGACTCTATGAGATATAGATTTTCTTTTGCTCTTGTTATTGCCACATAGAATATCCGATGTTCGTCTTCAGGGTGTTTGCTCTCCACACAGTTTCTTGTGGAACCCAAGTACACCGCTACGTTTGTATCCTCTCCTCCTTTCATGGCGTGGATCGTAGATAGTTTGATCCTTGGTTGCTGATAAATACTTTCTCCGCGCCTTTGTATGGAGCGAATGTAAATCTTTTCCTGTTCAGATAGCTTAACGATATCCAACTCGGACGTAGTAATAGGGGCCAGTAGTCCGAACTCTTTGACCAGTGTATCATATGTAAGTAGTTCTTCGCGACCTGCTGCTTCAAGTAGTTTCATAGAACCACGCTTGACAACCGCACCCTCCCCTGTTTTGGGCACGACTTCGTACATCTGTTTGACTCGTCCGACATACACACCCTTACCCGTGGTGATATCTTTCCACACTGACATGGCGTTGAGTTTCTTTTCCGAGATCGACCACTTCCCTTTCCGACTGTAGAAGTAACCTGATTCCTCAAGGTGCTCGGCTATATCGTTCACAAAGCTATTGGTTCGAGCCATGATAGTCCACGACCCACTGTCCAATGGCAACTGCCACAGGCTACCCACTGTCGTGACCCTACCTTCCACTTGTTTTGGGAAGAACTCTTTCTCCAGTCTACCTGGTATCTTCCTAGAGATACGCATAGAAAGCTCCCAGATGCTCCGTGGTAAGCGAAACGACCTGTTCAGCACCTCTATGTTATCTGAAGACTTAATGAACCTCTGAACGTCCACAGAAGTCCAACGGTGGATTGCCTGATCGTCATCCCCTGCAATCAATACTTCGTCGGCATACTCTGCCATCTTCTCCACCATCGTCCACTGCAACGGTGTCAGGTCTTGTGCCTCGTCCACAATCAACAGATCCAGATTCGGTGGTTCTACAATCTCAATGTACTTCAAGATCATGTCGGCAAAATCCAGACGGTTTGTCTTGGACTTGTACTCTTTAATCTGCTTATCGATCTGCACTAGCTTGTTGAAGTCTAGGTTGTGGTCTTCCTCGTAGTTGTATTCAAACTCCAAGGTGGACTCCCGATAGACAGACCGCATGATTAATTGTAGATACTTGGCTCCCGATCCTCCTATCGAAGGTATCGCAATTCCGTCGTCAATGGAGGTGGCATCCGCTCCATCAAACGCCACCCCCAACATGGAACCGAGACGAGCATAATCCTCGCGGCCCATGACATCCCCCCTCTGTAGACCTAACCCGTGATATCCCGTCGCGTGTAAGGTTCTAAAGTGTGGGAAATCATTCCGAGTTAGATTGAACTTAGTACAGGCTCGATCAATAAACTCGTTGATTGCTTTAGTTGTAAAAGACACAACACCAATACGAGACGGATGTACACCCTCTTGTAGCTTGGCTTGTACTCTTTCGATCAAAGTATAAGTCTTACCGCACCCAGGTGGCCCTAGTATGAGGGTTGCATTAGGTATCACGTCGTTTCTCCAACCACTGTTTGATTTCTTCCCGATCCCAACGACTCGCTGCACGTTGTGCATCCGCATTGCCTAACTTGTATGGCTTGGGAAAGTCCCCCTCACTCACCCATTTGTATATGGCGGACTCGGAGACACCGAGCCACTCCGCTACGTCTTTAGCTTTCATAAAACTAGAACGGTATGTCATTATCTATCTCCTGTATTGGCAGATCCACTTCCAAATTTTCAAAAGCAGGAACCCACCAAACTCGAATCGTGGTCCTTGATCCGTCTTCTTTATTTATTGCTCTGTGCCCATGGCACTCTTGATCATTATTCATTTGTTTTAAAATCTCCTGCACCTGTGCTCTGGTGAAACCTTTGAAGCGACGGTTGTGCAAAAACTCCATCAGCCCTGCTATCGTGAACGAGGTATATCCCTCGTTGTCCGTCCACGGTTTACCCGCAATCATCTCCTCTGGGTGCATGGCCCTGATCTTACTGGTGCAGTATATGCGTAGCAGTTCCTTGAACTCCCCAGTCAGGGTCAGTTCCTCCGGCACCTCTTGCTTTGTAGACTCTGTCAGCAGCTTCCGCAGTAACGCCTGCCATGCCTTTGGTTTCATGATCGGAGGGGCAACCTGTATCTGTTCAATACACGCACGTTGAAAGAGCGTCTGGTTTTGTAACTGTTCAGAGTTAATCTGGATCCTCTCACCTTGTACTGTCAGGAAGTACAGGCGTGG